TGAAGGCAAGGCCGTCAAGTGGCCCACCGGCCAGGGCGGCAAGGGCAACGAAGGCGTCGCCGCCTACGTCGGCCAGCTGAAGAACTCGATCGGCTACGTCGAATACGCCTACGCCAAGCAGAACAAGCTGGCCTGGACCCAACTGCAGAACAAGGACGGCAAGTTCGTCCAGCCCGAGCAGAAGGCGTTTGCCGCCGCGGCTGCCAACGCTGACTGGAAGAGCGCGCCGGGCATGGGCGTGGTCCTGACCGACGAGCCGGGCGCCGATTCGTGGCCCGTCACCGCCGCCACCTTCATCCTGATCCACAAGTCGCAAGACAAGCCGGTTCAGGGCAAGGCTGTGCTGGACTTCTTCGACTGGGCGTTCAAGAACGGCGCCAAGTCCGCTGAAGCCATGGACTACGTGCCGCTGCCGGAAGCCGTGACCAAGGAAATCCGCGCCGCCTGGGGCGAAGTGAAGTCCGCGGACGGCAAGGCTGTCTGGAAGTAAAGCAGTAACGCGCGGCCCCGACGCCCCTGAGGCGGGCGGGGCCGCCGCCTGTCAGCAAGCCGATCTACCTGCTGTTCCTCCCCCCAGGTTTCCTAAGGAAAGTCCATCCATGAGCGCGGTAATGGATAATAGTGTGCCGCTTCCGCCCAGCGTGGCGGATTCCGTGACTACCGGCACGCCTTCGCCTATGAAGCAAACAAAAAACGCGCTGATGGATGCGCTGTTCAAGAATCTGACCCGCCTGTTCGCCTTCCTGGTGTTCATCCTGCTGGCGGCGATCCTGATTTCCCTGATCTACGGCAGCCGCGAGTCGCTGGCCAAGTATGGCCTGTCGTTCCTGTGGCTCAATGACTGGGATCCGGTCAACTCCAACTACGGCGCCGTCGTGCCGATCATCGGCACGCTGCTCACTTCCGCGATCGCGCTGATCATCGCCGTGCCGGTGTCCTTCGGCATCGCGATCTTCCTCACCGAACTCTCGCCGACCTGGCTGCGCCGTCCGCTGGGCACCGCCATCGAAATGCTGGCGGCCATCCCGTCCATCATCTATGGCATGTGGGGCCTGTTCGTCTTCGTGCCCGTGTTCCAGCAGTACGTGCAGCCCTTCCTGATCGCCACGCTCGGCAGCCTGCCCGTTATTGGGGGACTGTTCGCCGGCCCACCTTTCGGCATCGGCATCTTCACGGCTGGCCTGATCCTGTCGATCATGATCATCCCGTTCATCGCGGCCGTCATGCGCGACGTGTTCGAACTGGTGCCCGCGATGCTCAAGGAATCGGCCTACGGCCTGGGCAGCACGACCTGGGAAGTGATGTGGCGCGTGGTGCTGCCCTTCACCAAGTCGGGCGTCATCGGCGGCATCATGCTCGGCCTGGGCCGGGCCCTCGGTGAGACCATGGCCGTCACGTTCGTCATCGGCAACGCGTTCAAGTGGTCGGGCTCGCTGTTCTCGCCCGGCAACTCCATCGCCTCGGCGCTCGCCAACGAATTCAACGAGGCGGGCGGCATTCAAAAGGCCGCGTTGCTGGAACTGGGCCTGATCCTGTTCCTCATCACGACCATCGTGCTGGCCCTGGCCAAGGCGTTGCTGGTTCGCCTGTCCGCGGGTGAAGGCAAGAAAACCTGACACGCCCGGAGCACAAGGAAAAAAACATGGCTGAATCCGTACTCAACATGCAGAACGGCATCTATCGCCGGCGCCGCGTCGTCAACCGCGTCATGCTCGCCGTGTCGATGACGACGCTGGTGTTCGGGCTGTTCTGGCTGTTCTGGATCATCATGACGCTGCTGTTGAAGGGAGCGCCCGCGCTGTCCTACACGCTCTTCACCGAGATCACGCCGCCGCCGGGCCAATCGGGCGGCCTGCTCAACGCGATCCTGGGCAGCGTGATGATGGCGGGCGTGGGCACGCTGATCGGCACGCCGGTCGGCATCCTGGCCGGCACCTACCTGGCCGAATACGGCCAGCGCGGCTGGCTGGCGCCCGCCACACGGTTCCTGAACGACGTGCTGCTGTCCGCGCCGTCCATCATCATCGGCCTCTTCATCTACGCCGTGTACGTGGCGCAGGTCGGGCATTACTCGGGTTGGGCCGGCGCCGTCGCGTTGTCCATCCTGGTGATTCCCGTCGTGGTCCGCACCACCGACAACATGCTGCTGCTGGTGCCCAACAGCCTGCGCGAAGCCACCGCCGCGCTGGGTTGCCCCAAGTGGCGCATGATCACCATGGTGTGCTATCGCGCCGCCAAGTCCGGCATCATCACCGGCGTGCTGCTCGCCATCGCCCGCATCTCCGGCGAAACCGCGCCGCTCTTGTTCACCGCGCTGTCCAACCAGTTCATGTCGCTGAACATGAACGGCCCGATGGCCAACCTGCCGGTCGTCATCTACCAATACGCCGCCAGCCCCTTCAAGGACTGGAACAACCTGGCCTGGGCCGGCGCCACGCTGATCACGCTGCTGGTGCTGGGCATCAACATCATCGCCCGCAACATGTTCCGCAAGTAAAGATCGCTTTGCCGGCGCGCTGGTCGCGCCGCAGCCTAGGGAAACCCAATGGAAAACACCGCTACCGCAGTCAAGAACAAGCTCGAGGTCAAGGACCTGAACTTCTACTACGGCAAGTTCCACGCGATTCGCAACGTGAACATGTCGATCCAGGAGAAGAAGGTCACCGCCTTCATCGGTCCGTCGGGCTGCGGCAAATCGACGCTGCTGCGCACCTTCAACCGCATGTTCGAGCTGTACCCCGGCCAGCGCGCCGAGGGCGAGATCCTCCTGGACGGCGAAAACCTGCTGACGGCCAAGACCGACATCTCGCTGATCCGCGCAAAGATCGGCATGGTCTTCCAGAAGCCCACGCCGTTCCCCATGAGCATCTACGACAACATCGCCTTCGGCGTGCGCCTGTTCGAACGCCTTTCCAAGGGCGAAATGGACGAGCGCGTGGAGTGGGCGCTGAGCAAGGCCGCCTTGTGGAACGAGGTCAAGGACAAGCTGCACCAAAGCGGCAACAGCCTGTCCGGCGGCCAGCAGCAGCGCCTGTGCATCGCGCGCGGCGTCGCCATCAAGCCGGAAGTCCTGCTCCTGGACGAACCGTGCTCGGCGCTGGATCCCATTTCCACCGCCAAGATCGAAGAGCTGATCGCCGAGCTGAAGAACGACTACACCGTCGTGATCGTGACGCACAACATGCAGCAGGCCGCGCGGTGTTCGGACTACACGGCCTACATGTACCTGGGCGAGCTCATGGAATTCGGCCAGACCGACCAGATCTTCGTGAAGCCCTCGCGCAAGGAAACGGAAGACTACATCACGGGCCGCTTCGGCTGATCCGTCGCCTTTGTGTATTGAGCCCGTTTCGGCGGGGCATTGTTACGGCGCATCAGGGCAGTGCGCGTCCGCAAAACAGCGGTTTCTGTTATAGTTGCCACCCTTCGGGGCGTAGCGCAGCCTGGTAGCGCATCTGCTTTGGGAGCAGAGGGTCGTGAGTTCGAATCCCACCGCCCCGACCAAGAAATGAAAGGCCGTTAGTGATAGCACTCACTAACGGCCTTTGTCTTTTTCAGCACCATGGGGCAACTTATGGGGCAACCGCAAGATACGCCCTGGGAGGCGCGCAGGAATTATCTTGATACACTGACCGCGCAATTCCCGGAGTCAGCAGGCTACTGAACGCAATTCGGCCACGGCAACGGTCAGAGAATCCCCCCGCAACAAAAATTCGAGACGAGGCGCGCGTGGTCAGCAAGAAGAAGAACAGTTCGGCGAAAGATCTCCAGGCGGGTGGTGGTGACGTCCGCCCCGTTAAAGTCATCAGATCTGAGAAAGACGCCCTAGATGTGCTGAGCGATCTGACCAATAAACCGGGCGAGTTGACCTTCCAAATCAAGTTCGAAGGTTGGCCGGTGCTAACAACGAACCTGAAGGGCGATAAGTTCGACAGCAGCATCACAAGCAGTGTGATGACCGGGTATCTGGCCCTGCAACAGGAACTGAACCGTAGCTATACGATTGTGAAGTTCGGCGAAGAGCGGCAGCCCAACTTGAGTCGCGAAGAACGCGATGAACTGGAGCTTGAGGTACATGTAGGAAAGGGATCGTCTGATCTCATTACGGTAAATACTCCAAAGATCTTTGACGCAATTGCCACTACATTGACCAACATGACCTCAACCCATAGCGCTGCTGTGCTGATAGTGTTGGCACTGTCCTATTTCGGGACAAGTGCGGTTAAGGCATGGCTGAACAACCGCAAAGAAGTTCGTCTCAAAGAACTTGAGAAGGATGAGGATAGCGCTGCTCGCGATATGACCGTTTCGATGTCGAAAGAGGAAACGCGGCGGATGGAGTTACTCAGCGGCATCATTGCCGGTAACCCGGCACTGGCTCAAGTCTCGCACAACGCCCAGGCTGCTCACGACGAATTCTTGAAGGCAGCGAAGTCCGCTGATGTGGCTACCATTCAAGGCGTGGAGGTATCCGGTGAGTTCATTCGCGAGATAAACAGCGCTCGCCGCCGGGAATTCTCGTTGCGCACTTTCAAGAAGAGGGCGCGTGTCCTGCGTGTCGATACCTCGAATAGCGCAAAGTACAAAGTAACTATTTTGCTATCCGATACGCAGCAGCAGATAACTTGTCCGCTGCAGGATGACACCTTAGACGCGCGGCACAAGTCTAAGATCTCCAATGCACTTAATTCACGCAAAACTGTCACGCTTCATTTGGAAGCTCGAGTTCATGCAAGTTTGCTCCGGGACGTAAAGATTTTAGGTATTAGTTGAAGAGTCAAAAAGAAGACAGCCGCCAGAATTTCTGGCGGCTTTTTTTCGTAACGTTAGCTGGATCTTGCCGCTTGTATTTTTCCCTTTACCCAGCGGTCAATTTCAGATTCAACCCACACCGAAGTGCGTCCATTCTTGATGCACTTCGGGAACGTTCCTGCCTTGATCTCTTCGTAGATCTTCGTCTTCCCCATGCCGACCCGCGCCTTCACTACTGATAGCGGGAGGAGGCTCTCTCCTTGTTCACGCATCGGCATCCCCCGGTGCATTGGCGAATAGAGATTCCAGGCCGCTGCGTGCTGCACGAGCTGCGGCAGGATCTCTTCGACCTAGTGGTCGATTAGCCCGATGACCGAAGGCGGCCAACGGGGGCGCGGCGACCGGGATATCGCTGTCCTCAAGAGGGCTTGCCGCGGCAACCACTCTGCGAGCATCGTCCATTGCGGCATTCCATCCACGTATGTATACACGGATTTCGGCATCTACATGCTTCGGCAGCAGAAGGCTCCACACCACGTCGTCCTGCTTCGTGAGCTGGTTGCGCTTCGTGTGAGCTCCGCAGCCTGGCCACTGTCGTTCCAGTTCCTGGATTAGGAGGGCCCGTCGGCGCTGGTTGAGGAGTTCGATGATCGTAATCATGCCGTCCTCTCCGTTTCAGTCATGCACCCCGCCGTATTGAGCAGGCTCCGCGCGGCGGCGGCGCCGGCCTTCAGTTGTGGATCCGCCGAGGCGTCCAGGATGCGGGTCGTGATCTCGAGCGCACTGGCCAAGGTGGCGCAGCGCTCGCGCATGGCTGCAGCCTCACCCTTAGCTTCGGATAGTTCGGCCGTCGCTTTGTCATAGAGGCGGGTATATAGGGCGCGGCCGCGTACGGCTGCCGCCAACTGCTCGGTCGGGTTGCGGGGGCGGCTCATCGTGTGCCCTCCGTCCTGACGCGAAGCCCGAGATACTCTTTCAGGCTGTACCAGTGCTTATGGTCTTCGGCGATGTGCTGGGCAAGCGTCATCAATGTCGTCGCGTTGGGCGTCAATTCTCGAACTTCGTCCATGTCGTTCAAGGCGGACAGCAGCGCGCGCAGCCGTTCCTTCTGCTCTTCCATACACTCGATGGCCAGACTGACTGCCGCCGTATCGAAGGGGCGTGTGCTTGTGGCTTGGGTCATTTCGATACTCCATCGACGGTGGAGGGCAGGGGGCGGAATTGGTCGGCCCACTCTTGCGTCTGTTCGGCTACCTCGCCGGAAATGTGGATGCCGATCTCGGCCATATCGAGCGTGTTCAACATATCGTCAAGGCCAGTCTGGCGGGCATGAGCGATGACGTGGAAAAGGGAACCTGTCTGGCGCAGCGCTTCGGCGGCGCGGTCAAGGGCCGCGCAGGCCTCTTTGATCGTCAAGGTGCGGGCGCTCATGCCAAGTCTCCTGCGGCAACAACCATTTCGGCCTCGAGGTCTTCGGAAGCGGCGCGCAGCGGCCTGAGCGTCGCATCCGCGCAGGCCATACGGTTAGTCACGAGGAGGGCGCCGTCACCGTAGGTGACATCCGGTGCGCCTTGAAAGTCCACGACCCAATCACGCCTTTGGACTTCGGCGAGGTCGTCGGGATGAGCAAGAGCTGCGGCCGCCGCGCTGGTCGTACTGCAGATAACGACGCCAATGCGCCCCAAGCGAGCCGCGTTCTTGCTTCGAACCAGCATTACAAGGTCGCCGACTTGGCAGCGGCGCGTGGGGAAGAGTGCAGTGGTCATGCTTGGGCTCCCTCGCCGTCTTGGGTTTGCGCCCAGCGATCCTGTTCCTCGTGCGACATGGCGCACAGTTGCACATCCTCGCGGAGGTTTTGACGCCCGGCGACGGGAATGCCGATGACCTGGAAGCTCACAAGCAGGGCGCCGATTGCGTCGAGGAAGTCGGGGCGTGCCGAGTCGGGCAGAGTTTCATATGCCTGGCGCAAGCCGGACGGGAAAAGGTAGCCTTCCGCCGCTTCGGCTGCTGCGCAGAAGCCTGCATGCCATTGCTCGGCAGCGCGAAAGCCGCTCGCGCTGAAAGGAAAGGTGTTCATGCTGCACCTCCCTTACCCAGCAAGCGTCCAGACACGATGCGATGAAGCTCGGCGAATCGCTCAACGTACCAATGCGGCTGCGTCTCCCGCGGCGATGCGGGGTTGGTCAGGTTCTTGCCGTAGGTCAGGCCCATTTCGGTAATGGCCCAGAAGTGCTTCGTCTTGGTGGGCGTAGAGCGGCTGGCGCGCGCGCGCTCCTCCAGCATGCCGGCGTCGCGCAGCAAGACGTTGTACGCCGCCACGTTCGTCGTGATGCCGTGTTCCTTGAGCAAGGCGGTCAGCGATGCAGTCGGCATGCTGCTGCCCGCGGGACCGTCTGTCGCGGCGTCCACCACGTAGTCCGGGAGAAATGACGTGCCCAGGCGATGGCTTTTGGCAATGTGCTGGAGCATGGCGACCTGCGACGACGGCGACGGGCGCAGCAGGCGCGTATAGCATTCCATGATTGCCAATTCGCCCACCAGCTTGGCGCCGACTTCGGGCATGTGAGCAATGTTGTTCGTCTTTTGGCGGAAGTACCCGTTCACCAGATCGCGCTGAACCTTCCAAGCCAAGTCATCGGTGAAGCTCTTGACCAGCATGAGGTAGCCGGATTCGGTCAGGACGATGCCTTTTGGGGTTCTGGGGGGGAACACGTTCCCAAGCGACTGCGTACGAATTTCGTCCGCAGTCAAATCGAGGTAGTCGTCCGTCTTGATGAAGCGTGCACGATGCTCGTTGAAGCTGCGGCGCGCGGTGCCTTCGGGACGCTGATGCACACGGTCAACCATGGCGAGGGTGACGACGCGAACGCCTTGGACCTCGAGCACCGGGATTTCCGTGCCGTGGATGTGGATGAGGTGGTTCATTGGCCACCTGCCTGAAAAGTGGCCATGAGCGAAGGAATGTGCTGGTCGCGTCCGCGCTCGTGATAGCAGCCGCACGAGTTTGCTGCGTCACTTGCGACACACGCTGCCAGATCCGCGAGCTGGCGGAGACGCGCCTGATCGACGCGGCTAAAGTCATCTTTGCCAAGTTCAATGGAGAATTGGCGGAACAGAGCCTCTAATTGGTCGAGTGTCTTGGCGCTGGTCCCTATCGGGAGCAAAAATTCGTTCTCAAGAACAGCTACCAGTTCATGCGAAGCGAAGGGCGAAACGCCCTCCTTGTTTGCAGAATTGCGGTTTTCTGCTATACCATTAAGCGTAGTAATCCCTACCCGCTCGACGGCGGGGATCTTCTTGGACATGGTTGACTCCCGTGGTCCAGGTTAGATGGCAGCGACTGCGAATCGCTGTTTGTCATCAGGAGCCCTGCAGACTGCGAATCTGCGGGGCTTCTTTCTTGCTGCAGAAATGATAGCGTAACGCTAATAATTTAATCAACTGAAAGTTGGGCGTAACGCTCTTTCTTCGTCGATTGGTGGCAGTATCGCTCTCGATTGCGTGCCGTTGTCCCAACGTGCGAGCAGAAACCCGAATTCGGATGGCCGGTGAGCATTCTTGCGGCTTTCCTGAGGGGAGCGTGCGCGGGTGAGCTTTTTTTTAGTCTGGTTTTGCCTGCTTTTGCTTCACTTCGCTCACTAAACATCATTTTTCAGCACAATTTCCGCCTGTTCTGGGCAGTGCTAGGCGTATACGGGCGTACACAGGCGCGTTCAGGTGCCCGTGGGCACTTGTTGAGACGTGTTGGGACAGCCGGAGACAACCTGAGACAACGCACGATTTACTTTGCCTGCTTCCAGAGGGACCGAGCCTCGTCCAGGTATTTTTTAATTGTCCCGTCGTCCAGGCCCCACCCAATTTTTTCTAGATCTTCGCGCATGGCCTTTGCATGAGGATTGCGTGTGGCTTCAGGCTGTAGGCCATACCCCCCAGCCGCCAAGCCCAAAATGAGCTTCAACATGGTCACTCGTTCTTTCGTGGCGGCCGATATGTTCGACTGGGTCTCGGTATTAGCCTCACGTTCGGCAGATGAATCTTCGCTTTCAGCGTTTTGAGTAGCGGGCTCGAGGTCGTCTTGATCAATGCGCTTTTGAAGTTCGGCCTTCAGTCCCTCAGGAATGTCCCAGCCACTTTTCATCAATGCGACCGTGAGATAGACCGGGTGTGAGCCGATCTCGTACTTGCTTCGTCCGAATCTTTCGTTCCAATCGATGCGAGAGATCGCCCTGGAGATATTGACCGTGCTTTCGAAGCCCTCCGGCGGCTTCGACATCGTGAGGCGAAGTTCGGGATATAGGGAAGGGTCTTTGCCATCAAAGAGCAGAGCGGCCTCTTTAACCGTCCATTTGTCTAGACGTGCCCAATAGCTGTAGTCGATTTTTGTTGTTGTACGTGCCAAAACTCTTTCCCGGAAGTGTGAGTAACCCGTTTATCTATGCGGCTGTGGTCTTGCGCGACTTCGCTGTATCGGCTTCCCACTCGTCGATCATCGCCGCAACGCGTCCTTCAATCATCCCCTTGACCCTTTCCGGCAAGAGGTCATATCGCCTAGGGTCGATGGAGACGAAGGGCCAAGTAGGCGAAGGTGCTTCCGCTGAGTGCTGCGCATCCAGCCATCCTTCCGGTAGTCCTCGTGCGTGTTCAATCGCCCGGCAGGTGGCAGATCGAATTCCCCGAGGTTTGCCAGTCTTGGAGTCGGGCGATGCATTGAGCCATTGGCTTAACTGGCTTGGATCCTTACCGATCTGCTCTGCTAAGCGTCCCACGCCTCCGGCCTGTTTCACCAGGCTTTGGAGGTTTGTTCTGCGGATGTCATCAATCGTGTTCATGTGGTCAATTCCATGGCATTACGCTAAGAAAAGCAATTAGCATAACGCTATTGACCGACTGTTAGCGAATCGCTAATATTCATGTATGGATCTCCGTACATATCTTTCAGCGAGGCGTGGCCATCAAGCCGATCTGGCCCGCTCTATTGGGGCTCATCAGTCCGATATCTCAAGGTGGGCGAATGGTTCCAGGCCCGTGCCGCCTGTCCGATGCATCGCAATTGAGCGCGTGACAGCAGGTGCCGTTACGAGGCGAGATCTTCGGCCGCATGACTGGCAAAGCATCTGGCCGGACCTAGCGCCAGCTCGGATAGAGGCGGCGAATGCCTAACGCTGACAGCACGATCATCGACCACGTCAAAGAGGCCAGTATGTCGCCGGCGACCTTCGTCGGGACGCGCGGGCACATGCAGCGCGGCGTTCGCCCTTCCTATTCGACCTCTGCGCAACACATCCCCGGCGACACCAACACGCCCCCGGCGCCCGACGCCATTCCCATTGGCCCGGTGGACTGCTGACATGGCCGTCTTCGACTTCCTCATCCTTGCCCTCGTGCTGGCGGTGCTGGCGCTGGGCAACTGGCCGCCGACGATATGAACACCGCCGTTTCGATCCTGATCCTGATCGCTGCGTTCACGTGGCTGCTGATGCTGATCACTGGATGCTGCGTCGGCGTATGGCTGCTGTGGCGCCGCCGCGGCATGCGCAAGTGGATCGCCGATTTCGATCAAGGCCTGGAGAGCGAAGAGCGCGCGCGGGCCAACTTTCAACGCCGCCATCGGTTCAGACCGTAGGCGGATGCCAGTGTGCACACGGCTAGGGTAGCTCCCGAAGAGATGGACTCCTCCACCCATTCTGCCGCAGTGCCTTCCCAGTGGAGCGATGGAGGTTCTATGACCCCCCGCATGATTGTCCCGCTGCTGCGCTACACGGACGCGCAGGGCAAAGAGCATGAAGTGACCTTGGTCCAAGCCCAGCACGACCAGCCGCCGCGCATCGTGTCTAGCCGGTGCGACGGTACGAAATGGCCTGGTGTCGATGTATCGCTGGGCGCGCTGTTCGATATCTCGCTTCGTGAGGGGCCGATCCGTCAGGCGATTGGCGATGGGCCAGAGTACGCCGAACTGTCGGCCGAACGCGTACGTGACGCGGCTGAATTGGCTCTGCGTGCGCTGCCGCCCACGGCAGGGCGCTTCCGCGTGGTGTGGGTGCCCGACGACGGGTTGCCATTCTGAGGCGCTCACATTGACACACGAGAACACTTCGCCGCAGGTCGAGGAAGGCCACACGCGCCTCGCCAATGAGTTGCTGGAGGCCATGTGCCGTGCCGGCTTCTCGGCGCGCCAGTGGGCCGTTGTGATGGCCGTGGTGCGCAAGACCTATGGCTACGGGAAAAAGGTTGATGACATCAGCCTGGGACAACTTTCATCTATGACAGGCATCGCCAAGCCGCACGTCAGCCGTGCTGTAAACGACCTCATCGTCGCAGGCGTCCTACGCCGATCGGCCGGCACATTCGGCAACTCGCTGTCCCTCAACAAACGCTACAAACAATGGGCGCTTGGGGGCGCTGCTCAGGCCGTTACCGATTCGGTCACGCAGGGGTTACCGAAAGAGCAACCGGGGTTACCGGAACAGCAACCCCTGCAAGGGGTTACCGAAAGGGCAACGGGGGTTACTGATTCGGCAACTGCGTCGAGGGTTACTGATTCGGTCACTGGGGTTACTGATTCGGTAAGGGTTACCGATTCGGTCACGCAGGGGTTACCGATTCGGGAACCACAAAAGGAAACTATACAAAAGAAAGAAAAACCCTTGTCGGGCAAGCCCGACTCGGCGCCTCCTTGCCAGGGGGAAACAGACGCCGCCGAGGCCATCATCGCCCACCTCAACGAGGTGACGGGATCGTCGTTCAAGCCTGTAGAGTCCAACCTCCGTCTAGTGCGTGGCAGACTCGGCGAAGGCTACACCGTGGAGGAAATTCGCGCGGTGATCGATGCCAAGCGCGCAGAGTGGTTCGGAAACCCGCGGTGGGGGAAGTACCTGCGGCCTGCCACCCTGTTCAATGCGACAAACTTCGCGCAGTACGCGGGGCTGCTGGGCAACGTCGTGGCGCCCGAGGATGGGCGCATCGATCTGGGCAATGGTCGCTATCGGCTCAATGGCCGGATTTTCGGCGCTGATGGCCGCCCGGAGGTGGTGCTGTGAAGACCTTCGACGACTTAGGCATTGACCTGCGGGGGCGTACGGGCGTGGAGGTCAAGACCACGTGCCCGAAATGCTCGCCCAGTCGCCGGAAGAAAAACTATCCGTGCCTGTCGGTCAACACCGAGAAGGGCCTTTGGAATTGTCACCACTGCGGCTGGGGCGGATCCTTGGGTCACGGCGAAGAGCGTCGTCCCGAGGCGCCGAAGATCTACCGCAAGCCCGACTACGTGGTGAACCGCACCGATCTGCCCCAGGCCGTCGTCGATTACTTCGCCGGGCGCGGGATCAGCCAAGCCACGTTGCTGCGCAACTGCATCGGCTACGGCTCGCAATATTTCCCACAGGTCGAGGAAGAGCGCACCTGCGTCATGTTTCCGTACTTGGACGGCGATGAGGTGATCAACGTCAAGTACCGCACCGGCGACAAGCTGTTCCGGCTGGCGTCGGGAGCGAAGCGTGTGCTGTACGGCTTGAACGACGTGGATGCGGTTTTGATTTGGGTCGAAGGGGAGATGGACAAGCTGTCGGTGGAAGAGGGCGGCTTCAAGAACTGCGTCTCGGTGCCCGATGGTGCTCCCACGCCGGACACGAAGAACTACGACAGCAAATTCGATTTCCTGGACTGCGAGCAGTTGGCCAACGTCCGCGAGCACATCATCGCCGTCGATGACGATGCCCCGGGCCGTCGCCTGCAAGAGGAACTGATCCGCCGCCTTGGCCGTGACAAGTGCCTGATCGTGACCTGGCCGGACGGCTGCAAAGACGCCAATGACGTACTGATCAAGCTTGGCCCAGACGCCTTGCAAAAGTGCATCGAAGACGCGCAGCCGGTGCCGATCGAGGGCACGTACTCGGTCACGGATTTCCGGTCCGAGATCCTGCGGCGCTACGAGGGCGAGGTTCGACGCGGCGTCTCCACCGGCTGGCCCGGCATGGACGGGTACTACACGGTGCTGGAAGGGGAGTGGACCCTGGTGACGGGTATCCCTGGGCACGGTAAGTCCGAATGGTTGGATGCGCTGGCTGTCCACCTTGCCCAGCAGCACGGCTGGAATTTCGGGGTGTTCTCGCCCGAGAACTTTCCGGCCGACTATCACAGCGAAAAGCTGATGGAAAAGTTCATCGGCAAGCCGTTCGCCGCTGGCCCAACCGAACGTATGAGCGTGGCCGAGTTGGACAGCGCAATGGATTTCCTGGCGGATCACTTCACTTTCATGATGCCCGAGTCTCCCAGTCTGGACGCCCTTCTTGAACAGGCTAGCCGGCTGGTGACTCGCAAGGGTATCCGCGGTCTGATCATGGACCCATGGAACGAGATCGAGCATGGCCGGGTGCCTGGCCAAACCGAGACGGATTACATCTCTTTGGCTCTGTCCAAGATCCGAAAGTTCTGCTGGGCTCATGGAGTGCATGCCTGGGTCGTGGCGCACCCTGCGAAGCTCTACAAGGACAAGGATTCTGGCGACTACCCCATCCCGACACCCTACGACGTGTCGGGGTCGGCGCATTGGCGCAACAAGGCGGACAACTGCATCACCGTGTACCGGCACGTCAAGGACGAGCATAAGCCGGTGGAGATCCACATTCAGAAAATCCGCAAGAAGTTCGTAGGCCGTGTGGGGATGGTTGAACTCCATTACGACCGCGTGACCGGCCAATACCGCGACTACGCGCATTTCACCCGGCCACCGATCTATTCGATGCAAAACCGGGGGGCTGCTTAACTGGCCCCACTTCGCCTGTCATTTGGGCAGGTTCACTCCCAATGAAGTACATCGCCGCCGCTATTGCGGACCGGCGTTGCGCTTGCCCAGATGCCACCTTAAGCGGCTCTGCGGTTGAGCTTGTGGCGCGCCTGCTGCGCGTCCCTCCCTACAACCCTGGAATCGTTTGAGGAACTGATCATGCTCGATCACAACAACCCTGACACCTGGCTTGAAATCCCGTATGAGGTGCGCCAGGCCGCACCCGCCGCGCGCGTCCACAATCCGTCGGAATCGCAAGCCGATCAGGGCATGGCATACGCGCCGTGCCGCTGCTGGCGCTGCCGTGGGGGCGTGGCGCTCGCTGACCGCGCCACCCTGGACCGCCTGCTGGCCAAGCACCTGATGACGCTCAGCCAGACGGAGCGGGGCCAGTGGATGCTTTTCTGGGCGGCACACCCGCGCCACGATGCGGAGGCTCTGGAACAGCTCAACACATGGCTGCGCATCGCTGGCGGGAGCAACGAGCCCGCGCCGGTGTATCCGGTCTACGTGATGCCGGAGGAAGCATGAGCGAACGCACTACGCCCTTTGCGCGTCTGGCCGTGGCGCTGGCGTACGCATTTAGCGATGAGCGGCATACGCTGAACCGGCCGGCGATGGCCCGCGCGGCAGACATGCGCCTGGGCGAGCCTGGGCCGCTTTCGGGTGTGGACGGCTGCGCGGAGATCGGCAAGGTTCGGCAGTTCCTGGAACGGAACCTGGACCCGCTGCACGTGGCCGTGCTGCACGCCCGCTACGGGCAACGCGTGGCAAGCTGCAAGCATTGCCACAGCGAAGCGGATCACCCCGGTTGGACGGCTGCGATGTACAAGGTCGCGGGGGCGCTCGGCGCGTACCTGTCGATGCGCACTGCCCATAGCGAGCTGCTGTATGCTCTCGTGCGCCGCTACTACGACAGCAGCACCGTGCGGACTCTGCAATCACTGGCCGACGAGTATGCGTGCAAGGTGCGCAGCGTGGAGCGGGCCAGCGCCCGAGCGAACGACTGGCTGCGCGGGACGCGCGAGAAGAAAGGCGCGGAGCCCATTTACGGTGTCGAGCAAGGTGCGCACGCTGCAGCCGAGAAGCTGCTGCGCGATGGAGGATTTATCCCCTGATCGTTGACTGTGCGGAAAACTCCCGCCATAATCAGCGATAACGAATTTCCTCAGAAGTCCGCCCACGAAACCCGCCACGCGAAAGTCGGCGGGTTTTTGTTTCCCCGTTAGCAATCGGCGTCAAACACGTTCAGGTCTGGGGCACAGGCGGCCAGCAGTTGACGGTCAAGCTCCGCCGCTTGACGCTGATCCAAGATGAATACGGTCACGTTCGCTTTTTCATCCGGTGGTAAGTCGGATAAGGGCAAGTGTTCGACGCGCATTACGACAGCCCCCGATGCACCGGCAAGCTTGCCCACATCGGTACGGACTATGCGGCAGATTTTGCCCTGTGACTGTTCCTTCATGCCCTTGCTCCCTGGTTTCGTCCGCATGCAGACGGATGTCACAGGTAAGGGCAAGTAGTGTGCCTGCCAGCAGCGGTAGTTCACCCCACCCATCTTTCTGGCGTCATTGTCCTGGGGGCACGGTGAGCTACTGGGTCCCGGGCTTAAGCCGTGCTCAATGCCAGGCGCTTCAGTTCAGAGGTGCTAGGTCCGGCAGACGGCATTCGATCGCGAGAAGTGCAGTCCCGTCCGGCAATCGGTAGCTATTATCCCCGAGCCACGTGACGGGCTGGCCGCCGCGCAAACAGTAGTAGTAATTCGCCCAGGCCCCGTCGTTGTTGGGAGCTGACCTGTAGCGGCGCTGGATGATATACGTTACGCCGTTGGCGTCTACCGCGACTAGTTCAGTGGCGCTTTTGGTGTGGTCTAGTGGCATGACGCGGACTCCGTTCGAACGGTAGTGCTCATCTCGTGCGCTTCCAGCGTCACCGTCCTTTGTACTGAGCTGCGCACTTAACCCGCGTAGTGGTAGTTGTCTGGGGCCCAAGGATCATCAACCACAATGGTCGCATTCTCGGGCGATACGAAGGACTGAGCGGTGCAGGATGGCTTCAGCGCCGGTGGTTCGGCGCCCTTCGGCGAAAAACGTACCTCGGCTATCTGGTGCAAACTTGTGACGAGCTGACTGATAAATGGGAAAGGCATTCAGGTTCCAAGGTGTCGGCAGCGGACGGAGTCCGGCCGTTTTTATAATGATCGAACCCCGGGCTTGTGCCTCGGGTTGTTGTGGCCAACGCAACCCCTTCACAGTACGCTCGTTACCGCTGATAACCTAAGTCTCAATTGAAACAACCTAACCCGCTGTCAATCGCAAGCTTCACGCTTGTTCGACCGCGCCCTTGCGAAAATGCACTCGAGTAGAGTGCTCAGGTGGGCGGGTTTAGTGAGCCACGCGTCAACACCGTCCGGCAGAAACCCGGGCGCGCATTCGCGCACGCTGCCGCTGAAGATAATGATCCTGGGGGCGTGGCCCACGTTCATTGCTTTGAACTGAGGCGCGAGGTCGAGACCCGAAGCGTCGGGCAGATCAACGTCGAGCAGGACCGCATCGGGTTGAAACTGGGCCATGGCGATCAGTGCAGTTGCACCGTCGCCGGCAATCTGGACAGAAACGTCCGGTTCCATCATTAAGCATTCGGCGGTTAGCTCTGCCGATATGGTGGCGTCGTCCACGATCAGGATACGCATTGCGGTGGTCTCCGTTCCTTAACTCACCTGATAAATGATCCTGCAGCTTCGAATACTCGGGCTGCGGGGGCGTTAATCCGTTTTCGCGGGCGCCTATCTTACTACTCCCCCTCTCGCTATCGAGGGTCCGCGCGCTGGGCATGGCGTGCGAGTGGTTGGTCATCGCCGCCGGGCGGTGTGCAGTGGATAGCACCCGGCAAGAATTCAAGGAGCGCTGCCGATGTACGGAAAGGCGGGCAGGATCCGGCAGCGAGGGGGAAGCGCCTTCGCGCACCTCTACGGCACGGCGCGATGGCAACGCACTCGCAAGGCACAGCTCGACCGCGAACCGCTGTGCGTGTTCTGCGCGCGGCGCGGCTTCACTGCTCTCGCCAGCGTATGCAACCACGTCAACGGTCACCCTGCGGGCGAGACTGAGCAGCAGTTCTGGGAAGGCCCGTTCAACAGCCTGTGCGCGGATTGCCACAACTCTGACCAGGCGCGGCTTGAGCGTGGTGCCAACCAGATACGCGGATGCGACGAGGACGGCTGGCCTGTTGTGTAGGGAAGGGCCGTGGGTCCACCGAAGCAGCTTCGCCGCCCCTGAGGCGTCTCCTGCGGCCTGCGCGGCCATTCGAGGGGTCGGGTACCCCCCGGGGGGGGGCGAAAACATAGGGTTCGGCTCCGTTCTAGACCGACCGTTCCCGTAAACACGCGCATCCACAATTCGCCGGACGACCCAAAACGGCCGGCCTTCACCTCCAAAACACCGAAAAAATGGCACGTCCCCGACTTCCCGTCCAAAAGGCGGATGCGTCTGGCGCCGCCCTGAAAAATCCTGGGCGGCATGCCGGACGAACAAGGCCGAAAGGCACTCGCCCGCTGGGCCTTCCCTACAAGCAGATGACTGCCGCGCAAAAAAAGGCATGGAAAGAGTTCGCCAGCGAAATGTCCTGGTTGAACTCGTCGCACCGCGTGCTGCTGCGTCTGGCGTGCATATGGGTGGCCCGCATGGATGACCCCGACGCTGACTTCGGCGTGTCGGCTACGCAAGCCCTGAGTTCGATTCTCTCGAAGCTGGGCGCCACCCCAGTTGATGAATCCAAGGTAGCGCATGACGATGGCGGAGAAGACGACCCGGACGAAAAATTCTTCAAGCGCGGTTGACCGCACACGCGCCTACGCGGACGCGGTGGTGGCGGGTGAAATTGTGGCTGGTCCACATGTGCGCAACGCATGCCGGCGGCATTTGCTGGATCTGGAGAAGGGGAACGAGCGCGGGCTGTACTTCGACCTGGCAGCGGCGGAGTACGCCTTCGGGTTCTTTGAAAACGTGTTGCGGCTGTCGGAGGGGCAGTTTGACGGCCGCAAGTTCGAGCTGCAGCCGTCCCAGGCCTTTATCGTCGGGTCGCTCTTTGGCTGGAAGCAAGAGGACGGGACGCGGCGCTTTCGTCGGGCGTACGTCGAGCAGGGCAAGGGCAACGGAAAGAGCCCGCTCGCAGGAGGTCTGGGCCTCCTTGGAATGACCGCCGACGACGAGGCAGGCGCGCAGATCTATTCCGCCGCGGCCAAGAAGGATCAGGCCGGCATTCTGTTTGCCGACGCCGTGAAGATGGTGAAGCAATCGCCCGCGCTGGCCAAGCGTATTGCCTTCGCGGGCGGAGAGGGGCGCGAATTCAACATGGCGCACCACGCGAGCGGGAGTTTCTTCCGCCCCGTGTCGCGTGACACTGGCAAGACCGGCTCGGGCCCGCGGCCATATTTCGTGCTGGTCGATGAGGTCCACGAGCTGCCCGACCGAAAGATCATTGAAATGCTGGAGCGCGGCTTCAAGTTCCGCCGCGCACCTCTGCTGTTCATGATCACGAACTCGGGCAGTGATCGCACGTCGGTCTGCTGGGAAGAGCATGAACACGCCGTGAAGGTGGCCGCCGGCCATACTGAAGCGGTCAACGATCCGACTTTCGTGGGCGGGGCGCTCGATGATCGGACGTTCAGCTATGTCTGCTCCCTGGACAAGGGAGACGACCCGCTCAACGATCCCAGTTGCTGGATCAAGGCAAACCCGCTTTTGGGGGTCACGATCACCGAGCAGTACCTTGCCGATGTGGTAGCGCAGGCAAAGGCGTTGCCGGGGGCGCTTAACGGCATTCTCCGCCTGCACTTCTGCGTGTGGACTGACGCCGAAACAGCCTGGATGACGCGCGAGACTGTTGAACCTGCGCTGGCTGACTTTGATCCGGCCGAGCATCACGGGGAGCGTATCTACGTTGGCCTCGATCTTTCGCAGTCGCGCGATATCACGGCGCTGGGGGCGGTGGTGAAGACCGGCACCGTTGACATGGAAGTGACCGTAGATGGGGAAACGCGGATTGTCAGCAAGCCAACCTACGATGCCTGGGTCGAAGCATGGACCCCAGGCGATACCGTGGCCGCGCGCGAGCTGCGCGACAAGCTTCCCTATAGCGTCTGGATCAGGCAGGGTCATTTGCACGCTCCGCAAGGTCAGACGATCAGCTATCGGCACGTCGCGCAGACCGTCGCGGAGTACGACCGCGACTACCTCATTGAACTGATCGCCTACGACCGTTACGCCTTCAAGAAATTCGAGGAGGATGTGGCTGCGCTGGGTTTAAGTGTGCCGTTCGCGGAACACCCGCAGGGCGGTCTGAAGAAGGGCAAGCCGCTGGAAACCGCCGTCAAGGCGGCCGAGCGAAACGGCACCGCTCCGCCCGAGGGCATGTGGATGCCCGGGTCTGTGCGGATGCTGGAAGAAGCTCTGCTGGAAAGGCGCATCCGCTTGCGCAGAAGCCCGGTTCTGGTGTCCGCAATGATGTCCGCGGTTGCGGAAGAGGACAAATGGGGCAATCACTGGTTATCCAAGCTGCGGTCGGTCAACAAGATCGATGCCGTCGTTGCGTTGGCGATGGCCATCGGCGCCGCAAACGCTGTGGTCGAGGAATCGACCTCTCTGGATGACTACCTTGCAAACGGATTTTTTGGGTTGATCGGCTAATGGCTAAAACACGTTGGTACAACCCGCTCACCTGGCGCATGTTCGGCTACAACGACCCGAAGACGGGTGATTTCGTTGAAGTGGATATGGCCGTCGGCGGTAAGCAGACGCAGTCCGGCGAGCGCATCACGCCCAAGAAGGCCGTGACTGTTCCCATCATCTGGACGTGCATCAAGATTCTCAGCGAGTCGGTGGGTGGCCTGCCCGCGCCGCTGTACGTCGACCAGACGGGGCAGAAGGCAAAAGGGGGCAGCGCGCTGGAACGCCGCGTCTTGCGGCTGTTGCGCAAGCCCAATCCTCGCATGACGCGCCTGACGTTCTTGAAGACCGCTGTCGTGAACATGGGGCTAGTGGGAAATTCCTACAACCTCATAGAGCGGAACGGGCAGGGCGACTGGATCGGGTTGACACCGCTTCCTTGGGACGCGGTGGAGATCGACACCGAGACGCTTGACCTTCTGTATTGGGTCACGCTCAACGGCCAGCGATTCCCGGTAGCCCCGGAAAACATGCTGCATTTCAAGCTGTTCAGCGCGGACGGAATCTGTGGCCTCTCTCCCGTGGAGTTTCAGGCCGAGTCCATGGGCTTGGCGAAGGCCGGGCAGAGTTGGTCAGCGCGTTTCATGCGCAAGGGCGGGTTCACTGGCGGATACGTCATCTACGAGCAGTTTCTTACCAAGGAACAGCAAGAACAGGTGCTGGCCAAATTCCCTGACGTGCGCCAGGGGGACGCGGCAGACATCGGCAAGGTGGCGATCTTGCAGGGCAATCCGAAGATTGTGCCGGCGGGCCTGAGCCAGAAGGACTCGCAATTCATCGAGTCGCAGCAGTTCCAGGAAGAGGCGCTGGCGGGCATCTGGGGCGTGCCCTTGTGGCTGGCCAACCGCGCAAGCAAGACCTCGATCATGGGGTCGAATCTTGAGCAGCAGAAAAGCGCCTTCGTCACGTTCGGCTTGAAGCCATACATCGATGCCATCGAAGACGAGATCAACGACAAGTTGCTTTCGAAGTTGGGCCTCTTCCTGGAGTTCGTGGTCGAAGGCCTGCTGCGCGCTGATAGCTCGGCGCGTGCGCAGTATTACCAGGCGGCTTTGGGTGGCTCCAACGGCTCGGGCTGGATGTCTGTCAACGAGGTCCGGCGCAAAGAGAACATGGAGCCTCTTGTCGGCGATGAATACGACCGGGTTACCCGGTGGGAGATGAGTACAAATGCTCAGCAAAGTTGAATGCCCGTTCGAGGTCAAAGCGGTGGATGACAAGGGCAACTTCGAGGGATATGCCTCCGTCTTTAACAATGTGGACCTCGGAGACGACATCATCCTCCCCGGGGCCTTCGTCAAAGTAAAGACCACCAGATCGGGCCAGCTCAAGCTGGCCCTTTTTCATGACCTGCGCAAGCTGATTGGCACCGCGAGCTACACGCAGGATTCGCACGGGCTGCACTTGCAGGGCAAGGTGAACCTGAACGTCAGCTACGCGAAGGACGCATACGAGCTGATGCGCGACGGTGGGCCGCTCGATTCCATGTCCATTGGTTTCAACACGATCACTGCGGCTTACGAGGAGCGCTCCGGGCGCACCGTCCGCGTGATCAAAGAGGCTGAGCTGTGGGAAGCATCCCTCGTGCCCTTCGGCATGAATCCGGAGGCGCAGATCACTAGCGTGAAGTCGGATATCCGGCTGTTTGAATCCGCCCTGCGTGATCGCATGGGCCTTTCCCAAAAAGAGGCGGCTGCTGTCGCCTCCCTCGGCTTCCCCGCCCTCCGCCGCGACGGCGCGCCGGCGGCCACGGAGATCGTGGACGAGCTGAAGTTTCTCTCTCAATCCTTTCAAGACATATTTGGAGCGTCGAAATGACCGATGTGAAAGAACTGCGTGATTCGCTGGAAAAGCAGCTGAAGGAAGGCTTCACCGGCCTGCAGCAGAAGTACGACAAGGCGTCGGAATCCATCCAGAAGGGTGAAGCCGTCACGGCTGAACTGAAATCTGCCATCGAGAACCAAAAGGGCGAACTGCAAAAGATCGTCGACAAGGTTCTGGAAATGGAAGAAAAGGGCGTGCAACTGCGCGGCCGCCAGCCCGAGAAAAAGGGCTTCATCGACTTCGTGAAGGACCACGGCGAGTACAAGTCGCTGCGCGAAAACGGCAAGTCCGTCGCCGAGATCGAAGTTTCCAAGGGCGACATGGCCGCCATGCAGGAAGCCAAGGTCACCAGCGCCGGCATCGTGCCGCCGAACTTCGACCCCACCATCCAGGCCGCTCCGCGCCAAGAACTGCGCATCCGCGACCTCATTCCCTCGGTGCAGGTTACCGGTCAGAGCTTCACCTACTACAAAGAGCTGCTGCACACCCGCGGCGCCGGTCCGGTGGCCGAAGGCGGCACCAAGCCGCAGAGCAACGTTACCTTCGAGTCCAAGACGGATCTGGTCAAGAAGCTGGCGGTCTGGATTCCGGTGTCGGACGAAGCCCTGGATGACGTGCCCCAGTTGTTCGGCTACCTGCAGCAGCTGCTGCGCTACGACCTGAAGCTGGAAGAAGAAGAGCAGATCCTGAAGGGCGACGGCACGGGCAACAACTTGCCGGGCATCATGACGCAGGCCACCGCCTTCAATGCGGCGCTCGGCAAGGCGGGTGACACGGCTATCGATACGGTGCGCCGGGCCATCTACCAGGTGCGCAAGCAGGCCAAGCTTGCCGCGGACGCCACGGTCATGACCGAGCTGGACTGGATGAACATCGAGCTGCAGAAGGATGCGCAGAACCGCTATCTGTTCGCCAACCTTCAGGGCTTCGTGACCCCGATCCTGTGGGGGCGCCCGGTGATCACGTCCGACAGCATGGACGAAGGAAACGGAACCGACACCGGCGGCGAGTTCCTGGTGGGCAACTTCCAACGCGGCGCCACGATCTACGACCGCATGTCCTTCCTGTTCAAGGTCGGCATGATCAACGACGACTTCATCAAGAACCAGCGCGCGCTGCTGGTTGAAGAGCGTCTGGGCCTGGCCGTGCGTCGCAACTATGCCTTCGTGAAGGGCACCTTCGAGGCGTAAGCCATCGGCTGGGGAGGGTCTTACGGCTCTCCCCTCAGGGAGAAGACATGAAGATCAAAGCAATCTGGGGCTTTCGCGGCGACACGGCAAAGCTGGGTGCGGGTACCGGTCGCGTGCGAGCGGGAGACACGTTTTCCGAAGTCGATCCTGAGTACGGCCATTCGCTGATCGGCAAAGGGTTGGTGGCGGAGATCGAGGACGGTGGCGAGGGCGGCGGCAAGCGGCCTTCCCACGGCCTCAACGTCGCTCAGTTGAAAAAGGCCCTCGCCGAGAAAGAGGTCGCCATTCCCGAAGGCGCTGACAAAGCTGCACTCGCAGCGCTGCTGGACGAAGCGGGGGCGCAGTGATGGACCTGGGCCTGGTGAAGCAACACCTTCGCTTGAATCTGTCCGATACGACCGAGGACGCGCTGATCCAGGACTACATCGCCAGCGCGCTGGCCCACGTGGAGCAGCATTGTGACCGAAAGATCGTGGACGCCCCGGCCAACGCCGGGGAGATGGCGCTGACGAAGGACGTGGAGCAGGCAGTCAAGCTGCTGGTGGGTCATTGGTACAGCAACCGCGAGGCTGCGGTTGTCGGCGCGGTGTCCAATGACGTCGCCCTGGGTGTTGAGCGCCTGCTCTGGTATCGCAAGCAATTCTAGGGGGGCGCCATGTTGCGAGCAGGAAGCTTGAATTGCCGCGTGACCATCCAGCGGCAGGAGCGCGTTCGCGCTGGGGGCGGTCAAGTCGTCGGGCAGTGGGTGGACCACGACACGGTGTGGGCGAACTTTCGCCGTCCGACTGGGCTGGGTGCGATCAAGGCTGACGCCGATGTTTCCCTGCTCAAGGCGAGCGTGCGTATCCGGTACCGCACCGACATTTCAGACTCGATGCGGGTTGTGTACGGGGGCGCGGTGTTCGACATCAAGGCCGTAATACCCGATCTGGATCGTCGCGAATATGTCGATTTGGTCTGCCAATCCGTACCCGGGGCTATGCCATGAAACTCACTTTCGAGATGGACGGCGACCCGGTGGCGAGCCTGACCCGATTCGTTGAGGCGGTCGAGCAGCGTGTGGTGCGGCCGGCGGCGCGGGCTGGCGCTTTGGTCTTTTACGATCGGGCGCGGGAGCTTGCCCCGGAGTACAGGGGGCCAGCGAAACAAGGCATCAAGCCTGGCCAACTTCGTGCGGCGATTTACCACGTCTTTTCAGAAGACCAATCGACCGACGACTTCAAGATCTACCAAATCAGTTGGAACCACACCAAAGCGCCCCACGGCCACTGGATGGAGTACGGAAACAGTCGCCACGGCCCAAAGTCGTTCATACGGCCAGCGTTCGACTTCTACGAGAAGGCTATAGACGCCTCAAGAGACCGTTCCCGAGTCCTGATCGCGGAAATCGTTGTGGAGCTTTCGAATGGTTGAAGACGATATCCGCGCAGTCCTCGGCCCGCTGGTTTCGGACGAGGTCTATCCCGGCGTTGCGCCGGACGGCGCCGGTCAGCCGCGTATCACCTATCACTGGGTCGGCGGCAAGCCGCTCAACTTCTTGGAGGGTGTTCCGGACCTGCGCAACGGTCGGTTGCAGGTCGACGTATGGGCGCTGCTGGACCAGGACGCGGCCCGAATCATCCGCCAAGCTGAAGACGCACTGCGCCTCAGCCCCGCGCTACGCGCCACCACTGAGGGAGGCGCGGTCTCGGATCATGAGCCCGACACCAAGCTGTACGCGCGAAAGCAAACCTTCTCAATCTGGTTCAAAGACTAGCCCGCCCTGGGCTTTCAACACAGCCGCCTCCGGGCGGCTTTACTTTTTTAGGAGGCCCAAATGGGCGTGAAACTTCCGAACGGCGCAATCTTCTCGGTTGCGAAGACCTATGCCGCGGCTGCGGTCGTGACCGCTGTGACCAATGCCCTGCCGGCGGTCGCCACGGCGGCAGGGCATGGCGCGGCTGATGGCGATATCGTGGAAATGGTGTCCGGCTGGACGGCGCTCGATGGCCGTATCGCTCGCGCGGATGCCGTGACGACTGACAGCCTCGAGCTGGAGGACATCGATACCACGGACCTCAAGCGTTACCCCGCGGGCACTGGTGGCGGCAGCGTGCGTCGTATCACCGACTGGACGCAGATCTCGCAGATCATGGAATCGGCGAGCCAGGGCGGCGAGCAGCAGTTCTACAGCTACTCCTTCCTGGAAGACACCGGCGACGAGCGACAGATCCCGACTACGCGCAGCGCGCGGTCGATCACCCTCACGATTGCCGACGACGACACGCTGCCGCACTACGCGGTGCTGAAGGCCGCCAACGATGACCGCGAACCGCGCGCGATCCGCTTCCAACTGCCCAACGGCTCGGTCATCTACTTCCGCGCCTATGTCTCGTTCAGCGAGATGCCCACCACCACCAAGAACGAAGCTATGACGCTGCAGGTCACCCTGTCGCTGACTGGTGCACCGACCCGCTACGCGGCGTAAGGATCCCTCATGTCGAAGAAGATCGAAGAACAGGTTTTCTCCCTGGACGCGCCGGCAACTTTCCCTGCCGTCGTGGACATTCCGCGGCCCGGCATGGAACCGGCGCCGCTGCGCCTGGTGTTTCGCCACATGACCGGCGAGCAGCTCAACGCCTGGCTCGCTGGCTCCAAGGAGGCAAAGAGCGACGCCGAATGGCTGGCCGGCATTGTCGACGGCTGGGAGGGCGTGAACGCGGAGTTCTCCGTGGATGCTTTGGCAAAGCTGGTCAACAACTACCACGCGCCGGCGGTCACCGCCATCGTGGACAAGTTCTTGGCCGAACTCACCGAGGTGCGACGGGGAAACTGATCGCGGCGGCTCGGCGGCGGTACTGGCGGCCGCCGCCCGCCGATGAATACACCTGGCTGGGGCTGACGCTCCACGACATAGCGCCGCCGCCGGTGGCGCTGTTGCCCGAAAACACACTTCCGTTCGACGTGTTTTGCGCCATGGACACGCAGTGGCGCGTTGGCGTCGGCGGTGCCACGGGCCTGGACTACTGCGCGCTGCCGACGGTGCTGAGGTTCATGGGCGTCAAGCGGGCCGAATGGTCTGGGGTGTGGGATTCGGTGCGCGTTATGGAGCGCGCCGCCCTGGAAGAAATGCACAAGGATTGACATGTCAGACGTTGTAGGCAAAGCCACACTGGAGTTCGGCGCGGACAATAGTGGCGTCAAGACCGCCGTGCAGGAGGTAGGCCGTGAGGTCAACGGCATGGCCTCTGTCGCCGCCGCTGCCGCCGTCAAGGCGTCGGGCAGCCTCCAGGGCATCGGCTCCGCGGCGGAGGGGGCCGCGCAGAAGCTGACCTCCTCGCAGCAGCGCGCCCGGCAGTCGCTTGAGCGCCTGGCAAACACCCTGGGCCGTTCGCGCTCTGAAGTGGCCGAGTATCGCGCGCAGGCGGCCGGACTGCCGCGCGACGTGTACGAGCCGCTGGTGGCAAAAATCCGCGAGGCGGAAGCGGCTATGGGCGGGCTGAGTGCCGGCCAGCGCGCGGTAACGGCTGCTGGTGCCCAGGCCGCCCAGTCTGAGGCGCAGACGGCAGCACGCTATCGGGACATCGGTCAGGCAGCCGTGGAGCGTGCTGCCGCCTTGCAGCGCCAGGTCGAACAAGCCCGAGCAGCGGCCGTCGCGGAGCGGGAACTGTCGGCCGCTTCCTCCGGCGGCGCTCGTGGTCAGGGGCCGGGCGTCCTCGCAGGGCAGAATCGCGGCTTCCAGGAACTGACGCGGGACATCAACGAGGTGAACGCGGCGCTTGCTGCCATCGAGCGCGGCGCTGGTTCTCAGTCTGCGATCCAAGCCCAGACCGACAAGCTGGTCTCCCTTTGGAGCCAGGGCCGAATTACCGCGGAGCAGTATGGCGCCGCGGTGAAGCGTCTGGACGCCTCCGAGGCCGCGCTGGCACGGTCAAGTGCCCAAGCAGCGGCGCAGGGCGACCGGTTCATCGCGGGCTTGCGCGAGCAGGCGGAAACCGCCGGTATGACGGCCCGGCAGCTTCTGGAGTACCGCGCCGCGCAACTCGGCGTAGGCGACCGCGCCGGGCCGCTGATCGCACGCCTTGCCGAG